TAATATTCAGGCTTCGGTATTTCTTTATCCCATTCTTTATTTTCTCTTACCACCCAACCCTTACCAGTATGAGTTTTAGCAAAATTTATTCCATAAGGTGGGTCAACAATAGCAAGGTCGAACTGGTTATCGTCAAATCCTGCCATTGCTTCCATACAGTCTTTATTGTATAAATTAATCATTTGATACTACTAAATATTCAGATAAAACATCGTTTATATGTGGTCTAAAATCTGATATAGAAGTTAGTTTAGCGTGATTGTTATCTAACATATCCTCATATCTTTTTAGTATGTATTTTGTAGCTAATATGCTTTTACTAGCTTGGCAGACTTTAACTATCTCTCTAAGGCAGTATGCTTGTGCTTTTTTCTTAGTGTACTTATCTACTAAAGTTGAAAGGTTAGCGGCTAACATATCAGACATCTCACCACTTCTATATATACTTTCGCCATTTCTAAACGCTTTTATTGAACCAGTTAAATAAAGGTTTAATATAGTTCCAGTAGAAAGATTGCCCTTGTACTTATTATACTTCACAAAGGCTTTGGCGTAGCTTTGGTCTAATAAAGAATACTTCTCTAAGTAGTCCTCATTTGTCCATTTTAAGTTACTAGCGTTGTATTGCAATATTACTGCTAGTCTTTCCATCTCTGTTAGATTGTCGTACCACCAAACTTTATAGACGGGCACTTCTTCAAGTCCCATTTTTTTTGCTGCGTAGTATCTGTGGTGTCCTTCTAATATGTTATATTGATTATCCACCTTTATAGCATCCAACCAACCGAATTGGTTTAGTTTGTGTGTGAACCTCCTAACGTGGTTTTCGTCTATCGCTCTGTTTATGTCAGATGGGTTTAGTTTGTCAATGTTTACTATTTCGCTTTTACCTATTTTAATTTCTGTTGTGTTCATAATAATTGTTTTTATAATTGTGTTTGTTCTGTTTGTGATTCTTTTCTTGCAAACCATACTTCAAGGCATTTTGTTCTGTAACCTTGTAGGTGGTTTTGGTCAAGTCCTGCTTGTAACAGTTCTAGGTCTGACATCTCGTTGTAATACCAGTCGGCATCGTAGTAAATAATGTTCTCCATAATTGTTTTGTTTTTTCAAATATAATAAACATTTTATTAACCAACAACTATTCTTCTTCTTTTTCTTCTAATTTTTCTATACGATGCAATGCAACCATTACTGCTTGTTGTAGTAACTTGATGTCGTGCTTCATTTTATGCAGGGTTGTTTCTTTCATTATAATATCCCTCTCATTACATATTGGTCTAGGTCGTTTTCCTGCTCAAAGAAGTATTTGTAGTTCTCTATTGCTTGGTAGTATTTTTGTTCACCTCTTGCTATAAATTCATCACTTGTTTCAAATATAGCAATGTCGGTACTAGCTTTGTCAATCACTAAGAATTTAAAGTCTGTTACATTTGGGAACATACGCATATACATATAGGCTTGTAAGTCGTAACCGTATTTGTCTGCACTCCATCTAAACCCTGATAAATCAGCAGAGGTTGTTTTTAAGTCTATAATAGTTTCCCCTTGTATAATATCTGCCTTCCCCCTAAACGGTAGTCCATCCATCATCGCTATTGCAGGTACTTCAAAGTCTGCTTTATTCATTAACTTTAATGCAGCTTCGTTTCTTAGCACGGCATCTGCTATACGTTCTGCTGCTGACTTTTCTTTAGCTAGGAATACTTCACCGTGTTTAGCCTTTGCTTCCTTGTATATCTTTGTGGCTTTAGTGGATGCTTCTACAAAGTGTAGTTCATCTACCTTGTGCGGTTCTAATATCATCCAATGGACTAGCTTGCCTTGTGCTAGTGCAGGACTGTCTGAATTAGGGTCACCGTATTTGGTAACGTTTCTGTAAGTCTTAGGACTCTTTAGAATCATTTTTAAACTACTGCTACTTAATGCGTGTTTACCTAATTTCCCGTAGTAAAATTCGTCATCGTACATTTGAGTTAGAATCTCATCCTCTCCCCAATGCTCATTGTTTAGTAATGTAATCATAATTATCGTTTTTGTTTTTTTAGTTTCTCAATATATAAGGTGGCATCCATTAGTTCCTCTTGTAAATGATTCAAGAACGTATAAAACCCATCGGGGTTGTCGTGTAGTGTTGTACCATACTTCTCTATTCCTATTGCGGAACGCTCTTGGAACTTCTGAACTACCTTTTGTACAATGGGGTCACGTTTGTCGTTTGTGCTATCCGTTGTCCAATAATCATCCATATTATATTGTGTTAGTTATTACCCACTCTATTATTCTAAACGCTATGTATCCACATAGTAAATCGCTCATCCTAATACTCGTTTGTAGTGTTCTAGTTGTTTCTCTAGTTCCTGCACCTTCTTCTCGGCTTTCCTAGCGCGTTCTAATGCCCTTAGCTTGTCCTCACGGTATTCTTCTATTGATTTGCTCCAATACCATTCCTGCCGTTCTAAATCATTTGTGTATAGGTAGCATTCAGATAATGCCATTGCTATTTTGTTTAGTATTGGCATATCCTTTTTCTTCTTCCAATCAAGCACCGTATCGGAAACTAATTGGAAGTTTGCCATATAGTCAATGCTCTTTAATAAGTTTACTTTGTTCAAAATCTACATTTTTTACAGTCGAAGTGTTCGCCTATTTTATTGATGTAAGTTATAAAATTTTTTGGTTCTGTAAAGTAAGTCCAATCCCCTTTGTAATACCTAGCGGTAACGGTACATTCCTCTAGTGGTATGTTTGTGTTGTCATCCTTATATTGGTGTTCTACCTTTAATGCAATACCTCCTTCTCCCCATCTGTCAATCATTCTTTCCAATATTAGCTTTTGACCAGTAGGAATCTTATTGTACTTTCTTTTTACCTCTCCTAGAATCAACACCTTGTTGTCAAACTCCAACACAAAGTCTATGTCGCTTGGGTGCATCTTTCCGTTCTGCACACCAGTAAAGTCAATTACTTGTTTGACTTGGTTTCTATTTCTTATTAAACTGCTCACGAATATGTTTTAAATAAGTTCTCTAGTTTACTCCATACATTATTTAAGAAGCAACTTCCACAATTAGTCAGTACTGCTTTGTCGTTAAAAACCCTATTGTACATCTCTAATAGCTTCTTTTGCTCATCGGGTTGTACGGTGTTTAGTTTGCCTACTCTTGGCTTTAAATAGTTGTATTCTTCTTCCGTTAGGCAGTTAGGTTTGTGGTACGAATACAAAGCATTTAGTTTTTCCTTTCGTTCATCGCAGCCACAATCTTCCCCTGCCAAAAACTTCACCGCTTTCTTAATTCCAGTAGCAGTTGTAATCTTCTCTACTGTATCACCCACACCTTGACTTGCAACAGCGTGTTTTTCTTTCCACTCACGATACTCCTTACTCCTTTTATCGCCCTTAAATTCGCTCATAATCTTCGTTTTTTAAATCAATGTAATCTTCTTGTAGTTTATCTCTCAAATCTTGCTTTAGGTTTTTTAATGTATTAAATATACTTACCCAACTTATTGTGGTTTCAGCCGCCAGTTTTCTAATACTCATATCGGTTTGACTATATAACTTCCACATCTTTTTGTCATACCAAGTCCATTTATCCGCAACGTCATCAACAAGCAGACAAATCTTATGGAACGCTTCTTGTTCTTCCATATTGTCTGTATGCGGTATTTGCAAAAAAACCTCATCGTTGTCAATGCTAATCTTTTGAACCTTTTTCTTTTTGTTATAGTACTGATAATACAAGCTGCGTAAAGTAAAAAACATATAGCCACGACTAACCTTGCCGTCTTTAATTATTTTATTTGGGTCAGCATATTTAGTTAGGGCAATATAAGACTCCTGCACAATATCCTCTGCGTAATTGTACTCCCCAAAACCATTCACAATACCAATCCAAGTATCGTGTTGTTCTGCTACTACTTCAAGCCACTTGGCTCCATCCATACTATTGTAATACTTAATAAAAATAAACATACTTGTAAGGTGTGTTCCCTGCCATCCTCATAATCTGAATACGAATAAAGCGCACCAATCATCCCTCCCAAAATGGGAGAAAAAATAAACTCTGCTTTGTTGTACAATCCTATAACAATAGAGGTCAACCCTATCATACAAAGTGCTAAAATAAATGTCAAAATAATATATCTTTTAGTTCGCTTTTTTTACTGTGCAAGATGTCTTTGCCTAAGAACTCAAATCCTACATTGTTCTTACTCATTCTTAATCTTATAGCTTCTTCGTAAGGTGTGCATCTGCCACCAGTTTCAGTTTCCTTTACCTTTAAAACGTGAAGGTGTGAATACATCCAATCGGTAGGAGAACCAGTATATCGGTGGATACATAGTACATCGTCTGCACGGTTGCCCCATTTACCCCCTCCTTCTACACTTGCTAGTCCTAACGGTTGAGGAAGGTTTTCGTATTCGTGTCCTTTTATATGTGTTCTACGCATTGCCTCTGTGACACCGTGTGCATTTAGAAATACTGTTACGTTCTTCTTTTTAGCAAACAATCGTAGTTCACTTGCCACTTGATAATCGTACTCGTGACCGCCAACCGTTCGCAGTAGTTGTGGGTCTTTAGATAATGAATTGTAAGGGTCTATAACTAAGCCTTGATAATCCCAAACCTCTTTAATTGAATTTACTTCCTTCAACAGTTCCTTGTAGGTATATAAATCCTCTACGTCTATTATTTTAAAATACTGGTTGCACCAATCTATTGATTTGTTTATTTCGTCTTTGTCTGCCGTGTGTATTGGTTTACCCATTTTAAACTCTATTATCTTACGCACAATACTCTGTGGTGTGTTCTCACTAGACCATATCACAAACTTTAGCTTATGGTACACCGCCCACAACGTCAATAGGTAACATATAACGGTAGTCTTACCTACATTTGCGTGTCCTATAACCAAATTAAAATTGCCTTGCTTAAAGCGTATGTATTCGTCTATGTCAGGGATGCCTATTTTGAGTCCCTCTTGTATTCTTCCTTCTTTAATGTCAAAAATCTTTTCTTTAATATTGTCCGTTGTTGCTATCATCTTATATCTCCGTTCGGT